TCATAACCCAGAGGTCCATGGTTCAAATCCATGCCCCGCTACGAATGAGGATCGATAAAGGTCCTTCACGAATAGCCTCGGAGTGGCCACGCCACCCCGAGGTTTTTTGTTATCTCCAATCAAATCAGCAACCGTGAGATTGGGATTCAGCAACATATCCAGGCTCACACCAAAGAAGTTGGCCGCCTGGCACATGTCGTTAAACATCCACTGGCTTTCGCCTCGCAGCATGCGGTTCATGTTCTGCCGCTGCTTCCCCATGTATGAAGCCAGATCAACCTGCTTCATATTGCGAGCCTCAAGCATGAGCTTGATGTTCATGATTGCCGTCATCTGATAATTCACCTTTGAGGCCGGCTGAGCCATTGTTGCTGTCATATCTACATAGTAACCGATTTTGATAACTTTCTGCAACACGCCGCGCCATGCAATCTCAATCGATGATTTAATGTAATGTAATCATGTGCGATTACAAGACTACGGAGATGATGCTCAGGTGAAGCGAATTAAGAAGCTAGCCAAGGAAGTCGGTGTCAAACAGTGCGACATTGCGCAAGGCATCGGTCTTTCTAAGCAGGTTTTCTCGGCGAAGATGAACGGCCGCCGCGCTCTCACTCTTCGTGACATCAGCCGCATTGCCGATTTCTTCGATGTGAGCGTTGATTTTCTTCTTGGTCGTTCCGATTATGCGAAACCCTTGGAGGTGGCGTGATGCGCAAGCGTGTTCTGTCCGCTGTGCTCGTGTTTTCGATGTTGCTTGGGCTTTCAGGTTGCATGGAGCCGAGGGAGGAACCTTCCTCCGATAGGCTCTTCTCCACTCAGGTTGTCTGCATCGGCGGTGAGTCCTTCGCGGCGGCTTGGGTTCCGGGTTATGCGAGCAGTTTTCAGCTGGAGCCTTTGAATCGGGGGTGTGATTCGTGATGTCATCCGAATTTGACCGTGAGTTCTTGGTGGTTGTTGAATCCCATGCTGTCCTTCCATTCAACGAGGAACTGGACATGCAACGGGTGCGGTTCCGTTTTCGAGGCCATCGCCCATCCCCGCATACTCACATAATTGCCGATTGCGCCTCCCGGAGCAAAGAACGCTTCGGATTCCTCGGCGAAGGAGTCTCCCGACGCCACGGTTTCGATGGGTCCGAATTTGTCGAGGTGTTTCGTTCCCTCGATGAACACGTAGACCGTCACGTTTCTGGCGTCATGGGTTCCGATGTTGCGGAACACGAACTGTTTGGACTCCCAGTAGTCGGCGGTGACGTGCCAGTATACGTATTCGCTTGCTATCTGGCGTTCGAGCAGTTTGCTGTTTTGTTTGTCGATTCTGTACGAGTGCCACAGCGCTATGCCGGCGACAATTACCGCGGAGACGGCGGCGACGGCGTTGATCCAGTCGGGAATCATGATTCTTCCTTCCTTCGTTTGTTCGTCATGTGGCTTGGTTCTTACTTTTCAAGCCTACGGCGGGGGAAGGAACCCTTTGTAGTTATCCGACCGATGGAGGTGTGGTGATGGATTGTAGGACTGTGCGGGTTACCTCGGCATCGGAGGGCCGGTTCCGGTTTCGTGTGCTGAATTTCTATGGTCGCGGGGTGCACATGGACGTGTTTCTGTCCCCGGACGAGCTGAAACAGTGGTGCGCTGAGATCGATTCGGCGTTGGAGGAGGTGGCCGTTGACGATGCGGTATGAGATTACGACCTTGCCGGAGGATGTGCGGCCGGGCGATCTGGTGGTGTTTCGGTTGCAGACGAAGAGCCGCGTGAAGTGGCAGTGTGGGCCGGTGCGTTGCTTCACCGACGACAAGGATGCCCCGGCGATCGTGCTGACCACGGGCGCTATCCACGAGTATGCGGGTTATGAGCTGATCTGTTGCGTCAGGTCGATCCCGGACAGCGTGCAGTTGTCCATCGAGGAAGCGGGAGGCGAGTGATGTACGCGTTGCGGTACAGGATCGCGTGTCTGGTGTGCATGGGCCTATCCGCGCTCGTGTTCGCGGTGACGGGCTTCTGGGATTTGTTGTGGGTCACGTTGGCGTGCCTTGTGGTGTCGCTGGTGTTTGCGGGGAGGTTTGATCGTGCCTAGTCGTGCGTGGGTTGAGAATATGCCGTCGTATCCGGGGATTTTCGCTTTCCGCTGTGATTCGGGTGATGTGAGCGCGCGTCTGATATTGACGTTGCCGCAGGTCGAGGGGTTGCGCGCGTCGATCAACGACGCGCTGGCTAATGATGCGATGGTGCGCAAGCGGTTGCATGCGCGCGAGTAGGCCGTCTGTGGCCGTTGTCTTTTCGAATAATTTCATGCCCTGTGATCCCGTTCGACTGTCGGTTGCGGGTAGGGCGGTCAAAGCACCCGGCCGCGCCTTGCCCAGCGCGTTACAAACACACGGCCTGTGGGGTCGTGGTTACCACGCGGCGGGGGTCGTATGCGGGTTTACAGATCGTTGTAGGTCGGCGTGTTCGGGCGGAACTGGCGTCTTTTGACCCTTTCGGGGGCTTGCTTCGAGACCTTCCGCGCGGCCTTCGGGCCGCTGACCTGATGCGACGTCCCGGCTCCGTTACGAAGCATTGGCGAACCCCACCGCGAACGGCGGAGCCTTGCGCTTCCTCGTTTCGCGTGCTCGGGTTCTCCGCTCTGAGCCCTCTCCACCCGAAGGGCATGAAAAACGAATCATCCAGTCATTCACGGAATCGAGGTCATCATGGGTTACGCGGTCGATTACAGGCCGACACGCAAGCGCGCCAGGCGTCAGGTGCCGCAGAACAAGGAACAGCGCAAACGGGACATCAGGAACGCGATCAAGTGGAACCTGCCCCGTTTGGAGCATGACACCACGGGCACGGATTCCGTCAGCCGCACTATGGTGTGTCTGCTGTTGAGGTTGGGCAGGATCGCGCCGCAGGCCGACCCGACCGGCGATCACGTCTTGCAGCAGCTGATCAGCGAGGGGTATCTGAATCGTCCGACGCGGCGTGCGGGAGAGCAGGTGTTCGACCGGGCTGACCTGTTGGCGTCGTTGAAGGGGTTTGCGGGGGTGCGATGAATCCGAGAATGAAGCTTACGGTGGCGCAGGCGGCCAAGTATCTGCATGTGAGCGTGAGGACGATGCAGCGTATGCGTGACCAGGGCACGGGTCCGGCGTATTTCCGCAGTGGTGAGGCGCCGAACAGTCCGGTGTTGTACGAGCTGGCCGACTTGGACGTGTGGCTGGCTGGCAGGAAGGAGCGCTGATGGGCAGGAGGCAGGTCATAGACCCGCGCGTGCGGGCCGAGGTCATCGCCACTTGGGGGAACGCCTGTTGGCTGGGCTTGCCCGGTTGCACGGTCGTGGGCGAGGAGGACGACCATATCGTGCCGCATTCGCATGGGGGCTTGGCGACCGTGGCCAACATTCGGCGTGCGTGCAAGCATTGCAACGCGAGTCGTCAGGATCGGGTGCTGTACGGGTATGGGTGCCGCATGCACATGGTCGTCACGCCGCCGTGCGGGGACATTGAGGCGTTGGAGTACATCGCGCATCATGCCGGGCCGTTCGATCCGGTGGTGGCGTTCGGCGCGTTGGCGGACAGCATGCGGTTGGGCATGCTGTCGCGGGGCGAGCGTGTGGCGGTGGGCATGGCGTGGAGTGCCGCCTATCGCAGCTTCGGCACATGTGCGGAGCCGTTGGACGTGTGGTGCGTGCGCAGCATGCCGTCGTCGCGCAGGCATCCGCGCATGCTGGACGAGTGGCTGGCGTTGGACTACGACATCCATGTGATGGGCGTGGACTATGCAGATGCGTGGGGTCGCGCGGTGTCGGACGAGGAGCGGCGGCTGGTGCGCCAGTGGTATGCGCTGCACCTGTCTCAGGAGCTGGTGGACATGCGTCAGGCGGAACGTCGGGCGAGGCTCGTGGCGTTGGGCTTGAGGACGAGTTCGGAGCATGTCGCGGCCCGGCCGGAGTGGTGAGCACGGTTTTTTAAAACGATCGGCCTCGACCAAGACCCCGCGCCCAGTTTTTTCTCCCCCCACACTCGAATAAAAAAGCCGCAAATCGTTGGAATACCAACGAAACGCGGCGCATTGCTTTCAAAAGACGAAGATACACCATTATTCGAGATTGGACAAACGCATGCCGTTATTGGAAGGCTTCGACGACGACACCGGGCGCACCATCGGCCCGTTGGAAAACACCACCCGCCGCATCGTGAAGGGCCTGGGCGAACAGCACCCGGAGGAGGACCTGATACGCGACGGCCTGTGCGAGTCGATGCTTGCCCTGGCCGCGAACATCAACTCGCAGAACCGCGCGGGCCGTGAGATCAGCCGCAACATGGCGCAGTACATCGACGCCCTGTGGAAGCTGCGCGACATGTATCCGACCGAGGTTATGGCCGACGATGACGTGGAGGCCGTGTGGAGCGGGGACGAGCGGGATGCTGATTAGGGGCGGCACGAAACGCGACGAGTCCAGGGCGACGCTGGGGAGCAGGCTGGCGAACGTCGCGGCGATGATGGGCACTCCCCTGATCCCGTGGCAGCGCTATGTGGCGGACGTGGCGTGCGAGATCGATTCGACCACCGGAAGCTTCTACTACGACACGGTCGTGATCTCGACACCGCGCCAGTGCGGCAAATCGGCGCTGGTGGACTCGTCCGACACGTTCAACGCCTCCCTGGGACGGCGCCGGCGCATCGCCTACGCAGCGCAGACCGGCAAGGACGCGGAGGATCACTTCAAGGAGTACGCGGAACTGATGCGCGGCACGCGCCTGATGCAGAAGGTGGCCAAGTTCCGGTTCTCTAACGGCGGCATGAGCGTGACGTTCACGAACGGCAGCACGATAAGCCCTATGGCGATGACCAAGATCGCGGGCCACGGCAAGCAGATGGACAAGGTCACCATCGACGAGGCGTTCTCGCTGACGAAGGAGGCCGGGGACACGATCATGGACGCGATCATCCCGACCATGAACACCCGTCTGAAGCGCACCGGCGTGACCGCGCAGCGGTGGATCACCTCGACCGAAGGCAACGCCGATTCCACATATTTCAATCCCCTGTTGGACGGGTTGCGGGCCGGGGACGTACCGGCCCGCACCTGCTGGTTCGATTTCGGGATTCCCGAGGACGCCGACCCGGAGGATTTGGACGTGGTCATGAAGTACCATCCCGCCGCCGGCTACCTGTGGTACAAGCCCCAGCTGCGCGATTTCCGCGAGGGGTTCGGCGACAACGTGGCCGGTTGGGCACGCGCGTTCGGCAACCGCAGGGACACGGGCGTGTCCGACAGGGTGATAGCGGCAGACCTGTGGGAGACCACGGCCGTCGCCCCGGTCAAACCGGCCGAACTCAACGGACGGCCCATCGTGTTCGCCGTGGCCGTGGACGTGGACGCGACCAACACCAGCGTGAGCGTGGGCATCGTCAACCGGGACGGCACCGTGACCACCCAGCTGCTCAAGGTGCTGGCCGGCACGGGCGACGCTCCCGGCGAGATCGCGCGCCTGTGCACGGATTACGGGGCGCCGCTGGCGATGGACACGCGCGGCCCGAACTCGGACCTGCGCGACCGGCTCGCCAAACTCACGGACAGTTACGGCGACCCGCTCATACGGTTCGTGGACCTGTCTGCCGGAGACTACCTGTCGATAGGCCAGGCGTACGTGTCGGGATTGCAGAATCACACGGTCACGCACGCGCTCGACGCCGAGCTGGACATGAGCGTGGCCAAGAGCGCCCGCACATGGAGCGGGGACGCGTGGCGCATCACCCGTCGCGGTTCGACCGGCCTGACCTCGCCTTTGGAGTCGTGCATGCTGGCCGCGTGGGGAGCGACCCACCAGCCCGAGGAGATCACGCCCTGCATCGTCTGACGTGGCACCGCTTGGCGTTACTTGGCGTTACTTGGCGTTACTTGGCGTTACTTGGCGTTACTTGGCGTCGCGGCGGTGGACGGATCGCGGGCGCGGGCCGCATCATCGTGGGCATGAACGAACGACTTGGATTGTGGCAGCGGCTCAAGCTCGCGGGCGGCATCGTGACGCGCGGCGCGGACGCGTTGGAGGACGTGCCCGAGGGCATCCTTCCCCCGTCTCGGGCGACCGTGGCCGATCCGCTGTCGCTGTCCACCGTGTTCCGCGGCGTGCAGGTGTTGCAGACCGCGATCACCGGCCTGCCGATCCATGAGATGCGCAACGGGATCAAGCTCGACACCGTGAGCGCGCTGGTGTTGCAGCCGGACGTGAACCGGTCGCGCCGCGACTTCCTCGCGGACATGGTCGCGAGCATGGTATTGGACGGCAACGCGTTCGTGCGCCTGGTGCGCTACGGCGGCGAGGTCGTGACCTGCGAGGTGCTGCCGCCCCAGTACGTGACCGTCAGCGACGACGGCAACGACCCGGCCGCGCCCAAGCTGCGCTATTCGTATCTCGGACGAGACTACGGGCCCGACGACATCGTGCACTGCAAGTTTCTGAACGTTCCCGGACGCCTGCGCGGGCTCGGGCCGATCAGCGCGGCCCGAGAGGAGGTCGAAAGCGCGCAGATGGCGCGTGACTACAAGGCGAAGTTCTACACCGACTCGACCAACATCAAGGCGTACGTGACCACCGAGGCGAACACCAGCCAGGAGCTGCTGCGCAAGCTGTCGGATCAGTGGAACGAGGACGGCAAGGCCGGCAGGGTCCGGTTCGTGAACAACGGTCTGAAGTACGTTCCCCTGGACATGAAGCCAGCCGACCTCCAGTTTCTGGAGACGCAGAAGTTCGACACGACCCAGATAGCGCGGCTTCTGGGCATTCCCGCGTCGATCATGCTCGCGGCCGTCGATGGGTCGAACCTGACCTATTCGAACATCGAGCAGAGCTGGATCGAGTTCGCGGACTACACGCTCGCCGCGTACGCGGGCGAGATCGAGGAACTGTTCAACCGTCTGCTGCCGCGAGGCCGCGAGGCCCGGTTCGACTGGGACTCGTCGCGGCGCACGAACACGAGCGAACGGTACGCGGCCTACGCCTCCGCGCTCGAACACCAGTGGATGACCGTCAACGAGGTGCGCGCCGACCGTGGCCTGAAGCCATTCGACACCATCGTGGAATCAGCGAAGGAGACCAGCAATGACCGATAGCCGACTGATGGAGCGGCGCACGCTCGACGTGCGCGGCGTGCAGGTGCGTGACGCCGGTGACGGCGGGGGCCGGGAGCTGACCGGCATCGCGGTGTCCTTCAACACGCGGTACGCGATGTTCGCGGACTATGCCGAGGTGTTCGACCCCGACACCGACTTCGGCGACCGCAGCGTGGTCAAGATCAGCCGCGAGCACGGCGAGCTGATCGGACGCGTCACCGGCATGAGCGCCGAGACGGACGGCCTGCACATCACCGCCAGACTGTCCGACACGGCCGCCGCCCGCGAGACCGCACAGCTCGTGAGGGACGGCGTCTATGACGGATTCAGCGTGGGCTTCGCGCCCGTGGAGAACCGCACCGAATACTCCGCCGACGGGGTGACCGAGGTGCACCGGCGCAAGGTCGATCTGTTCGAGGTGGCCGTCACCGGCATTCCCGCGTATCCGGACGCCACGATCACGGGGCTGCGAGAGGCCCGCGAAACTTCCGAAAACACAACCGACGACGATTCCAAGGAGGAACGGCACATGGACGAGGAACTCAAGGCGATGCTCGACGGCATCAAGGAGGAGCAGCGGGGCATGAAGGCCGCGCTGGCCAAGGGAGCGGCCACGGAGCGCAGGACGCTGGGCGGCGAATACCGCAGCGCGGGCGACTACCTGCGCGCCCTGACCGACGGCGACGAGGCGGCCGTGAGCCTGATGCACGAGTGCCGCGACATGATCGTGACCGGCGACACCGGCAACACGGTCACATGGATCGCGGACGACCTGCGCCTGATCCAGCAGCGCCGCAAAGTCACCAACCTACTCACCCACGACACGCTGCCAGCCACCGGCATGAGCATGGAATACAACGTGGTCGCGTCCGACACCACCGCCGTGAACCGGCAGAACGCGGAAGGCGACGCGCTGACCTTCGGCAAGGTCACGTTCGGCACCAAGAACGCCGACATCAACACGTACGGCGGCTACACCACCCTGAGCCGCCAGGTCATCGAACGCAGCACGACCCCGATGCTCAACACCGCCCTGTCCGCGCTGCGCAACGCGTACGCCAAGGCCACCGAGAACGCGGTGCGCAAGTTCCTGTACGACACCATCGCCGCGCAGAGGGACGCCGCGAAGGACGCGAACAAGATCGACGCGCCCGCCGCGCTCGACGCGATGACCATCGACCAGTGGGCCGGCCTGATCATGGACGCGGCCGAACTGGCCGACGACCGCAACGTGAGCCTGACCCGACTGGGCGTGTCCAAGGACGTGATGCTCGCGCTCATCAAGCTCAAGGATACCGGCACCCGGTTCTTCGACCTGTCCGGCGACGGCTCCGACACCATCGGAGACTTCGACCTGACCGGCATCGCGGGCCGTTCCCTGCGTCTGCCGGTCCAGATGCTTCCCGCCGCCCCGGCCGGCACCGCGTGCTTCATCGACCCGGAGGCCGTGACCGTGTGGGAGTCCGGCGGCCCGACCCAGCTGTCCAACGGGGACCCGACCAAGCTCACCGAGAACTATTCGGTGTACGGGTACATGGCCGTGGCCGCGACCCACACGCCAGGCCTGATCCCGGTCAAGTTCGCGGCGGCTGCGGGCGCGTGATGGCCGACGACAAGACCCAGCTCGTCCAGCTGCTGCGCGACGAGGTCAACATGCCCGCCGGCGACGACGAACGGCTGATGGCCAAGATCGAAACGGCCATCGTCTACGTGGACAACGCCATCAGCGGCCAGACCTGCCCCGATGCGGTGCGCCAGGACTGCATCATCGGCTGCGCGGCCGACCTGTACAACAGCAGGGACGCGCGCCTGGGCGTGATGAACGTGGCCGACGGCACGCTCGAACCGTTCCGCATCTCGACCGACCCGCTCAGGAGCGTATGGCCGAAACTCAACGCCGTGGGCGTGACGTGCGGAAGGCTGGCGATCGCATGAGCAGCGTGGCAGTCCGACAGCGCGACGCGCTCATGACCCTGCTCGAGGACAGCCTGGGCGATCTCGTGCAGATCATCACCATCGACGAGCAGAAGGCCCGACCATTGCCCGGCCGCGTGGCCGTGTTCGTCGAACCACCAGACCTCGAATACCCCAGATGGGGCAACGAACCCGAGATCACATGGAGGCTCGACCTGATCGCCGGCACCACCGCCACACAGGCCCCGTCGCTCGACCTGATCATGCGGGCCATCGACCTGCTGGCCGAACGCGACGTGAACATCCAGGCGGCACGCCCGGTCACCATCAGCCTCGACGGCGCGGGCAACATAGCCGCCTACCAGCTGACACTCAACCCATTGGAACTCACGGAAGGATAACCGATCATGGCAACAACAGCGAAGATCCGCACGCTGGGACCCGGCGCGTTCAGCATCACCGGCACCGACGACGGCAAGGACTTCAGCGCCGACCTGACCAAGGCGCAGCTCAACCCGTCCAACTCGAACGACGACCCCACCACCTATCTGGACGGCTCGCAGGAGGCCAACACGTCCACCACATGGACGATAGAAGGCACCATCGGCGACGACTTCAGCGTGGACGGACTGGCGGTGTGGTGCTTCGACCACGCGGGCCAGACCCTCGATTTCGAGTTCATCCCGAACAAGACGGGCGCGATCAAGTGGAGCGGCAAGGTGACCGTCACCCCCGTGGGCGTCGGCGGTGACGTGAAGGCGAAGAACACGAACGATTTCAGCTTCCCCGTCACGAACCTCGCCCACGCCGAATACAAGCCCACCACGACGGGCGCATGAGCGGCACGGGCAAGGCGCTGATGGTCGTCGGCCAGCGCCGTTTCGTGCAGACCATGCGCAAGGCCGGCGCCGACATGGACGAGCTCAAGACAGTGAACCGCCAGGCCGCCGACATCGCGTTGCCCGCCGTGCGCAGCCTCGCCCCGGTCGGCAGGAGCGGACGCCTGTCCAAGTCGCTGCGCGTGGGCGCGACCCGCAAGGCCGGCGTGATCCGCGCCGGCAGCAAGGCCGTACCCTACGCGGGCGTCGTCAACTACGGATGGCCCGGACACCACATCAGACCACGACTGTTCGCCAACAACGGCATCGCCCAGAGCGAGAGCGCATGGCAGCAGCCATACAAGGACTTCATCAACAAGACCCTCAACCAGGTCAAAGGAGCATAAGCATGCAGAAGAAAACCGCGACGATCTGCTACCAGGACGGCCGCGAGGACACCGTCACCCTGACCGCCAAGGCGCAGTGCAAGGCCGAGGAACACGCCCAGCTCAACGGCTGGGGGCCGGTCGAGGACTGCAAGGTGCGGTTCATCTACTACTACGCGTACGCCTCGGCGCGCATGGCCGGCAAGACCAGCGCACCGTACGAGCAGTGGCTGGACAGCATCATCGACGTGCAGGTCAACGCGCCCGACGACAAGGACGACAGCCTAAACCCTACCGACTAGCCGCCTGGCCGGAAGACAGCCTGGGCATGCTCTCGTTCCTGCTCGCGCGCCGTTTCGGCGGCACACCGTGGCAGTGGCGCGAGCACGCAAGCGATCTGGACTGGGGCACCGGCATACGGCTGCTGGCCGAGGAAATGGAACGAGCCGAGGAGGTGAACGACAATGGCGGGGCATAGCGCCATCATGTCCGTGAGGATCACGGGCAACGCGGACGACGCGATACGCGCGTTCGAGAAGACCACCAGCAAGGCGGCCGCATTCGGCTCGTTCATGGGCGGCGCCGCATTGAAGGGCGTGACCGCCCTGTGGGACACCATCAAGGGCTTCGGTTCGGCCGTCATGGACATGTCCGACAGCACGGACAAGTTCAAGAACACGATGAGCTTTGCCGGCCTCGACACAAGCGCCGTGGAAACGGCCACCAAGGCCAGCCGCCAGTACGCGGACGCCACCGTGTACGACCTGACCACGATCCAGAATACCACCGCCCAGCTCGCCGCGAACGGCATCGGCAACTACACCGAACTGACCGAAGCGGCCGGCAACCTGAACGCCGTCGCCGGAGGCAACTCCGACACGTTCAAATCGGTGGCGATGATGCTCACCCAGACCGCAGGCGCCGGCAAGCTGACGACGGAAAACTGGAACCAGCTGGCCGACGCGATCCCCGGCGCGTCCGGCAAACTCCAGGAAGCCCTGTTGAAGAACAACGCGTACACGGGCAACTTCCGCGACGCGATGGCAAAGGGCGAGATCACGGCAGACGAGTTCAACAAGGCCCTCGTCGATCTGGGCATGTCAGACGTGGCGCGGGAGGCCGCGACCAGCACGCAGACGATGGAAGGCGCGATGGGCAACCTCGAAGCCGCCGTCACGGGCGGCCTGACGGACGCGTTCGACCTGATCAAGCCCACGGTCACGTCAGCTATGGGAGTCGCGGCCGAAAAGGTCACCGAGTTCGGCGCAAGGGCCACGCAGGCCATCAAGGGCGTCATCTCTTTCATCCGTGACGGGGACTTCACCGCCGAGTTCGCTCAGGCGTTCAACGTCAGCGAGGACTCCCCCGTGGTCGATTTCCTCTTCACGCTCCGGGACACGGCCGTGGGCGCGTTCGACGCGATCAAGTCCCGCGCCGGCGCCGTCAAGGCCGGGTTCGACCAGGTCGTGCAGGGCATAGGCGCGGTGCTGGGCCCCGTCGTCCAGTTCGCCACGGACGCTCTCGGCCTGACCAACAACCTCAACGCCGGTGCCAACGCATCGCAGACGCTCGGCGGCATGCTCGATTTCGTGTCCACCTCGCTCCAGGCGGCGGGCCAGTGGCTACAGGACAACGCGCAGTGGCTCGGCGCGCTCGTGGTCGGCGTGGGCGGGGCCGTCGCCGCCTATCAGGCGTGGCAGACCGCCATCTCCGTGTGGCAGACCGCGACCAAGATCGCCACGGGCGTGCAGGCCGCGTTCAATCTGGTGATGAACGCGAACCCGATCATGCTCGTGATCACCGCCATCGCCGCACTGGTCGCCGCGCTCGTGTATTTCTTCACACAGACCGAGACCGGCCGTCGCATCTGGGCGAGCTTCACATCATGGCTCCGCCCCCCCGGGCGCCACAAAATCGATCCAGTCGTGCGTGAACAACATCGTCGGATTCTTCCAGGCGCTGCCCGGCCGCATCGGCGAGTTCTTCAGCAACGCCGCCAGAGGCGCCACCGATACGTGGAACGGCGTGGTCGGATGGTTCTCCGGCCTGCCCGGCCGCATACTCGGCGCCATCGGCAACGTCGGCAGCCTGCTGTGGGGCGCGGGCAAGAGCATCATCGACGGGTTCCTCGGCGGTCTGAAGTCCGCCTGGGACAGCGTCACCGGATGGATCGGCGGCATCGGCGACTGGATCGCCGCCCACAAGGGCCCGCCGAGCTACGACAAAGTGCTGCTCGTCAAGAACGGCCGGCTGATCATGCAGGGCCTCGCCAAGGGCATGACCCAGGGCTTCGACGGTGACGTGCGCCGCGCCGTCACCCGCATCAACACCGGTCTGGGACGCATGGAGTTCTCCGCGTCCAACAGTGCGACCCCGCAACAGACGGCAGGAGCGACGTACAACATCACCGTGCAGGCCGGCGTGGGCGACGCCTACGAAATCGGCAAGACCGTGATCAAGTACATCAAGGCATACGAGGGGGCACGAGCATGAGTGGCCGTCTCGCGTTGATGTACCTCGACCGTGGAAACGGTTGGGAGTGCCTGACCCCGCACGAGGCGGATCAGGCCGCGATAGAGTCGCTGTCGATCGATTGGGGCGTGGACTCGATAGGCGACCAGCCCGACGCTCCCGTGCTCCGTTTCACGATCAGGGACCGGACCGGCGACCTCGCGGGCGACGTGCTGTATCTGGCCGGCGCCAAAGTCTGGTTGCAGAAGACCGACGCGGTGCCGTGGAATCGGTTCGACATCGCCGGTCAGTGGCAACAGGTGGATTCGTCCGTCTCATGGGCCGAGTTGGCCGACCTGAAGCCACCGGTGATTCCCCCGACACCGGACAGTGGTCTGGAATCCGTGTTCTGCGGCCGTATCACGGTGGGCGGCGAGGTCACCCAGCGCAAGAGCAAGGGGGATTGGCTGGTGTCGTTGTATGCGTCGGGCATGAGCGTGCTCACCCACCGCCAGGCCACGCAGGGGCCGGAACAGTCAGGCATGTTGGCCGGCTATCACTGGCCGTCGTCCCCATCCGCTCGACTGGACGTGCTGCAAGGGCGTCTGACTTCGTTGGGCGTGCCGTTCGACGATGCATCGTTGGCGTGGCTTCGCCGACATCTGCCGCCCGCTTTGGCTCCGTATGGGGATGATTCTCATCCCGATCTGATAACCCTCGTGCGCAATCTCGCCTCGTCGTCGCCGGATTGGCCGCTGGTCTACGAGGCGTGCGAGCAGGGGCGGAGCGTGCCGGGTGTGATGACGGTGGGTTTGCCGGGGTCTCCCGCGTATGTGGCGATGCTGCCGGACGGTTCGATAGCGACCTCGTGGCAGGGGCATGTGACCGGCAGCATCCGCGCGGAGCTGGTCATGGTGGACGATACCACGTTGGCGTTGCCCGATCCGGTCACCCAGGTCACGCTCAAGGGCCGCAAGGTCACATGGGACGACGACAAGCAGGCATTCGGGTTCGAGGATTCCGAGCTCGCGTTCTCGGATCGCGGGCTCGTGCCGGATAATCTCACGGAATCGCAGAAGAGCGTGTCGGTGGAGTCGGACGCGGTGATCCGCGACGACACCGGAGGCCATTGGACGGCCGGCACCTACGCGCCGTCGGATACCGACCGGCTGCTGCGCGCGGCCGTGATCCTGGCCAACAGCACCCGGCTGCACCCTCAATCGTTGCGCGTGGAGTCGCGCAAGGTGGACGACGTGGAATATCCCTCCCAGTTCCACCCGTGGGCCGGCCTGCCGCTCACGTTCATTCACAATCGTTACACGCCGTTGGTGGCGCGTGACGGCACGCCGGCCACTGCCGGCGCATGGCTGCCGGTCGGCGGCACGCTCACCTACCGGCATCGTGCCGGCGAGGCCGTGTGGAGCAACGAGCTTGATCTACACCCGTTGCCGCGCGACCCGACGCTGCCGGCATTGCGCTGGATCGACTTGTGGCCGTTGACGTGCAAGTGGGAGCGGTTGCCGGCGATGACGTGGGCCGAATGGGGCCAGATAGACGTGATAACCACAGAACAGGAGCTAGGAGCATGAAACAGACACCGAAACACAACATCAAATACCCGGAGGGCACCGACCTGGTGCGTAACGCCAGCGCGCAGTTCGAGGCGATGGCCGTGTCGATCGACGACAATATCGACGACCTGCCCGACACGATCATCGCGAAGGTGAACGACGCGACCGAACGCACGGAAAAGGCCGCGGCCGACGCGGAAAAGTACAGCGGCGCCGCGGTCGCGCTGCAGGACGGGGCGATATCCGGGCGAATCGACACCGACTCATCCGCCACACGCGTCTCCCTGGACCGTCTGCGCTCGTACGCGGGCCTGAACGTGGTCGCGGTCGGCGACTCGTTCGGCATGGCGTACCACGGCGACCGTTCGTGGGCAGAACGTTTGCGCACCGTGTGGCGCATGAACGTGACCAACGTGTGCAACGACGGCAGCGGTTTCGCCCGCACCGGATACAAGACGTTCAGCGACGAAATCAACGAGGCGTACAACACGCTCGGCGCCGGCAAGGCCGCCGGCGTGCATGCGGTCGTCATCGCCGGCGGCGTCAACGACCCCGACGACTGGAGCAACAACCTCGACACGCGCATCACCGACACCCTCAAGAACGCGCGAGCGAAATTCCCGAACGCGCGCGTCATCGTCGTGCCGCAACTGTGGCGCAACACGAAACTGCCCGTGAACCGGCGCGGCATGGCCTACTACACGTACGCGCAGGCCACCAGCCAGGGATGCGAGTACGTGCCGTGGGCGTGGACGTGGCGCTACGGGCTGCCCGACACGTTCGTGGAGGACGGGCTGCACCCCAACGAGGCCGGCGCCCTCCTGATCGCGAGCTACATCGTCCAGGCCATCGGCGGCAACTACCACGGGCGCACCGTGCCCATGACCAGCGCCACCGACCAGAACACGGGACTGACATGCTACTTCAGCGCGCACGGCGGCACCGTCGAGGCGAACATGTTCGGCACCATCCCCGACGGCAAGACCACGAACGGACTCAAGTTCGCCGCCAAGCTCGCGGACGAGACACGCAACCCGTACAAGTGCCCGTTCAAGGGCACCGGCGCGGGATACACGCAGAACGGCAACCGCGTGTTCGGCGCGTTCCTCGACAGCTATGACGGCCAACTCATCCTCTCGTGCATCCAACAGCCGCTCGCCGGCGACCTCGTCCTGCCAAAAGACCAGGTGTACTCCGGCCAGACCGGCATACACATAACCATGAACTGGTAACAACACCAGGAAGGAACATAATCATGCAGCAAACCGAAATAGCCGCCCTCACCATCGTGGGCGTGCTCATCGTGCTCGACTACGCGACCGGCCTGATGAAAGCGATCCACGCGCACGACATCAGCAGCGAGAAAATGCGCGAGGGACTCTGGCACAAATCAGGACTCATCCTGGTCATGCTGCTGGCCGAGGTCGTCGAACGCGGCCAGCAATACCTCGACCTCGGGTACACCGTCCCCCTCATCGTGCCCGCCGCCATCTACATCTCGATCACCGAGATTTCGAGCATTCTGGAGAATCTGGGCGAGATCAACCCCGAAATCGCCAACAGCCCGCTTTTGCAACTGTTCCGCAGTAGGAAAGACCCGGACGATGGAACACAATCATGATCGCCGCGATTCTGTGGGCTCTGGGCCTCGCCGCCGTGATCCTGTTCGTTCACGGCGCCGATCCACGCCATTGACGGGCCCCGTCGATTGGCTGCTGGCCGTCGGCTCGATTCTGTTCCTAGCCGTTGTCGCCGCGACTGGTGGCGTCGCGGCGATTCTCACGTTCATCGATGTCATTCACGCCCTCGCGAGGGCTCTTTGAAAGGAAAAACCATGTCATACCAGGACATCACCCAGTACAACAGTCCGAATTACACGGCGGGCCGCCCGTACGGCATTGCGTGCATCGTCATTCACTGGTGGGACGATCCCGCCAGGCATCCCACGTTCTACGGCGTCATCAGCACTCTGTGCTCTCCGGCGCGAAGGGCAAGCGCGAACTACGTGGCCGAGGCCGGTCGCGTGGCATGTCTCGTGGACCCCGATAACCGGTCGTGGGCCTCGGGCGATGGCGTCAATTGCAACAGCATGGGCAATGACCGCGGCATCAGCATCGAATGCAATCCGCGCCAGTCCGACGGTGATTACGAGACCATCGGCGAGCTGGTACGCAACCTGCGCAACGCGTATGGCGACCTGCCGCTGCGCCGCCACCGCGACTTCGCGCAGACCGACTGCCCCGGCACGTATGACCTCGATCGCATCGACCGCATCGCACGCGGCGGCGCAAGCGCTCCGGCGGCCAAACCCCAGCAGTCCACGCCGGCCGTGAACATCGACGATCTCGCGCGACGTGCCATCGCGGGCGAGTTCGGCAACGGAGACGAGCGCAAGGCCAAGCTCGGAGGCAACTACGCGGCCGTGCAGCAGCGAGTCAACGAGATGCTTGGACAGGGCGGCGGATCGTCCGCCCCGTCCGTTGACCTCAACGCCCTGGCCGATGCGGTGATTCGCGGTGACTACGGCAACGGGGAGGAGCGCAAGCGCCGGCTCGGCGGCAATTACGCGGCGGTGCAGCAGCTGGTGAACAGGAAGCTGGGTTACTGATCACACGGCCAGTCTGACGGCATCCATCGCGCTGCGCAGCCTGCTGTCGGGCATGGCCACATAGATCTGCGTGGTCTCGACCGACGAGTGGCCGAGCAGGCGTGCGACCAGGAACAGGTCGTGCGTCTGCTCGTAGGTCCTCGTCGCGTACCTGTGGCGCAGGCTGTGGCAGCCCCACCCGTCCGGCAACAATCGCGATATGTGACGGTTGACATAGCTCTGTTCGACGTGGCCGCCCCATCGGCCGGGCAGCAGCCAGCCGCCGCAATGCTCGATGGTGTCGGCCAGATCGTCCGGCAGGGGCACGATGCGCTGTTTGTCGCCCTTGCCCGTGATGACCAACGACTTGCCCAACAGGTCGTCCATAACGTCACGGCTGTTCACGCGGGCGATCTCGGCACGCCGCAACCCGCATTCGGCCGCCAGCCGCAGCATGATGCGCTCCAACGGGGTCGCCTTGTGCAGCGCGGCGATGATGTACCGGTCGGGGCACGGGCGCGGCTTCGGTTTCGGCCGACGCACCACCGGCAGCAGTTCGCTCGGATCATCCGCCCTGCGACCGGACTCGTACAGCCATCCGAAGAACGACACATAGGTTTTGCGATAGCCGCGCCGGGTTTCCACCTTCCACGCCTGGGCGGAGGTCCAGCCGATGAGGTCTTCGGCCGTCACCGTCATTGGCGACAGGCCGATGCATCGCGCCGTGTGCGACAGCTTGTTGCGCCGGCACCTCACCGTCTCGTCACTGAGACCGGCGGCGCGAAGCGCGTCAAGCCAATGGTTCATATCATCCCGCCACTGAGCAGGGGGCAGCTCTTGTTTTTGACTCATGGCACATCATCGCACCACGGAATCACGCCGCCAGCATAAAATCGGATAATCGGGCCGCATGGATTTGAACCTTGGACCTCTGGGGTTCTGCAAGGTTCCCAGAGGTCCAAGGTTCAAATCCATGCCCCGCTACCAACAAAAGGCTAGGAATCACATGATTCCTAGCCTTTTCTCGTCTTTGCCGCCGGAGTGCGGAACGCGGCGCACGGTACGCAGCAGCCCAAGCACGCACGGGTGGCGGCATGCACGGGCCGCACACAGGCGCAAATCGCGTCAGCGGTTCCGCCCGCGGCGGCGGATCGCCAGCAGCATGGCCGTGCCGGCGGCCAGTGCCGCCACGCCGATGGCGGCGACGGTGCTGACGTTCGCCCCGGTGACCGGCAGGCTCGACGCCGGCGGCGCTCCCTCGCCATGCGGCGGTTCGCTGACAGTCACGACCTCGCCTTCGGCGCCGAGTTCGTGGGTGGCGAGCACATCGCCCTGTTCGGAGAACAACGTGGCCCGCCAATACACCAGCCCGGCCTTCGGCGAGCGCGTTTCGGGGCTGTGCACGGTCTGGTCCGTCTTGTCAGGGTCCGCATCGACCCTCGCCTCGTCGATCAGCTTGCCGTTCGTGCCGGGATCGACGCCGTCCGGCACCGCCTCATAGGCGCTGAATGTCACGTACGCGCCTTCGGGCACCTCGCCGACGATGCGGGCGGTATCGCGGAACGGCTCGTCGACGCGCACCGCACCGGGCTCGGCCTGCGTGGTCAGTTCGGGAACCGGCCGCTCGGCCTCCTCGACGCGCACGCGTTCCCGGGCGTCATCGTAGGCGCTGGCGGCGGGGGCGACACGATCGTCGCCGTCGAACGCCCATATGAACACGTACCAGCCATGCGTCCGCGCGGTGATGAACACCGGGGTCCCGTGCGCGTCGACGGCGCCGCCTCCCACACGGACGCGGCCGTTGCCGGCCGGATAGTCCCATGTTCCGATCAATCGATGGTTCGCATCCTCCTGCGGCGCTTCGGCGCCGGACGGACGGTACCGACCGTCGTTCGCCGCGTCGTCCGGATCCCCGGCCCACCAGACGCTCACCCGCGCATAGGGCTCGTCGGCGCCGATGCCGAGCGCGTCGTCACCGGGGAACGTGCCGTGATCCTGCGGGAAGCCCCGGACGACGATCGTGTCGCTCAGCTCGGCGCCGACCACGGCCGCATGCGAGTCGACGGTGGACTCCACCTCGACCCTAGCGCGGTTGACGTTGCTCTCGCTCGTCTCCAGAAATGGGCTGACGGCGTCCTTGAGCACGTATCCGCGCGCTTTCTCGCTCTGCAGGTCGCGCTCGAACGCCCACACCCAGGTCCCCAGCGAGCCGTCACCGACCGCCTCATACGGCTCGGACCCGCCCTGCTCGCGCATCGCCTGCGCCCGAACGGTCTGGTCCGGGCCGGTGAAGGTCGCCTGCCCGTACGCGGATGGCGCATACCCCAGCCCCTCGAGCCGCTTCAGGAACGCCGAGGCGGTCTCGCCTGGATCGGGCTCGACGGTCCGCTGCGTCACATCGATGCCGTCGAAGTACCATCCGGTCGCCGTAAGCGGCAGATCGGTCACCCATACGCTGCCACCGCTCACCCCGGACGTCACTTCATCGACGATCCGGCCGCCGGATTCCACCACCGTGGACTCGACGGCCGTGGCCACCGACGGCGTGAAATCCCTGCGCACCGAAAAGGTCGCCACGGTGCCGGTGCGTTCCGAGACTCCCCCGTAACGGACGAGATCCTGCGAGCTGCCCATCCGCTCGAGCGCGGCCGCGTCGTAATGCACCGACGCCGTCACCGGTCCGGATCCCGCGGCCTTCCACGCATGGCTGATCGGGCCGTCGCCGGAACGCCCGCTGACGGCCCGCCGCCCGTCCTCGAACACGGCCGGCCCCTCCAGCACCACCGTGTAGGGAATGCCGGAGATCGAACCCCCTTCCCCGTTTTCCACGTTCACGTCCACAACACCCTCGCGTAATCCCTGCCTATAGGTTGAGACGACGGTCGCATCCACCGGCGCGTTGGCCGCCGCCTCCGCCCACAGGCGCTCGGACAGCGGGCCTATGTCGGGATACCGCGCAAGCGCCGCCTTCTTATAGTCCTGCCACGTCGTGTCCTTGCGCAGATCGAAATGCTCGTGAACCAGAAAACCGATCGCGGCCTGCAGATTCTCGTCCGCACGGCCGCGGTACCGGTCGATCAGCCATGCGATGCGCCGGGCTTCGTCGCTGTCTCGGACCATGGTCACCGGGCCACGGTCCAGCCCGGAAGAGGTATCCGACTCGATGCAGTAATAAGGACTGCCGTTCTCGTCGACCACACCGACGCCAAGGGTGGCGACGCCGCCGTCATAGGGGAATTCCAGATAGGTCCCCGGATCGGGGTGGCGCAGCTCCACGGCGGGAGCCGATGAGGCCACCGACGCCAGCACCGCGGCGACCGACAGTGCCAGGCAAATCGCGACCATGACCAATTTGTGAGACAGACCCGATGTGCGGGGCAGATGTGTCATGCGTGTCAT